ACAGTTACATCGCGCTTGATACCAATAACTACGTTATTTGGGAATGTCAAGTGGATATCTCCGTGTGAGCCTGATGGGCTTGCATATGTACCTGTTTGTGTCTCAGGAAGAAGTGGTACCTCAACAATTGGAATACCAAATGCGAAAGGTGCTACATATCCTGCTGCTCCACCAAGTCCTGGTGTTGCTCCACGAATAACGCTTGATGCGATATCTTGTGGGATTGTGTTGTTGGTACCAATGCTGTTAGCATATAGGAAGTCCTGAATTAGGTTTGATCCTGCTAAAAAGCGAAGGTCTCCACGACGTTGCATATATTTACGTGGCATTGCTTTCAATGCTTTGTTAAATATCTCACGAGAAACTGCGGCTCCAGCTCCAGCTACAACTCGGCCATTGGCCTTAGATTTAGCTACAACTCCTTGGAATGCCTTGTACAGTGCATCTGATCCACTGCCGACACCATTAAGGATTACATCCTCAATGTCGTTTCCTGCTTGTGTTGCCATCAATCTTGCGATGTGATCTTCTAGATCTGCACCCTCAATGTTGTCTTCTAGAGACTCAGTTGAAAGCTCCCAATCTAGGCGCAATTTCTTTGTTGTTAAAGAAATTTTTGAGAAAGTAACTGCTGCGTTTGAAGCATCGTCATTTCCTTCTGTTGCAAGCTTCATAAGCTTTTCGCCTACTGACATGCGGTCAATCTCTGCAGTGTCTGCTCTCATTCGAACTGTACGTGCGACTTTTCCAATTACGGTTGCATCGAACATATAGTCTAAGAAGCGAGCTGACTGTTCTGGGTTAAGCAAACCACCGTTTCCGCTTTCGGAACCAGCGTGTGTACCTGTTCCACCAGTAGTGGATGCAAAAGTACTTGTTGCAGTTGTATTTGCTGCAATTGCTTTTTCTAATGTTTCATTGCTCATATTTATATCTCCTTGTTTATTACTTTGTTAGTTCGTTTATTGAACCGAGAAAAGAACCGTTCCATTTTGATTTTTGGACTTTTACTTCCCTAGACCCGCCAAGGTCTGAGGACTTCTTAATTGCAGTCTCTGATTCTACTGCATCGACACGCTTTTCTACTCCATCAATCGTGTTTCTGATGTTCTCAACAGTTTTGCTGAGCTCTGAGTGTTGTTCTGCCAACTCTGTAATTTTGCTTTCTACGCTTTTGCTTAAAATTTCAACTGCATTTTTAATAGTTGTAACTTGTGCTGCGTTTTCTTCTGAAGCTTTGTTTAGAGTTTCTGAGAAAAAGCCTTTTAAATCACCTAACATTTTTGCAAAATCAGGTTTTTCAACAACAACCTCATTAGAGATGTCTGTTGCTTTTTCAACGATTTCGGCAGAAGCATCTACTAATACGTCTTCTGTAATAGCTTTTTCAATTGTTGCTTCTGCAACAACTTCTACTTCTACTGCTGCGGTTTCTTCAACCACTGCGGTTTCTGTGTTTTCTGACACTTCATTACCTCCTTGTGCGTTTGCCTGTTTTGCTATTGTTTGTGTTTCAGGCAACGTTAATCTTGACTTCTTAAATGAAGCAAGAATCTTTTCTATTTCTTTTGCTTTGTTTATATCATCAGTTTCTACCCAGCCAATTAAACTTGCTTGCTTGCCAGTTATTGGGGAATTGAATTCAGCGTCTGTTGACATAAATACGGAATCGCTGTCTTCACAATAAAAAATATTTTCTGTTTTTAAGTTTGTAGAAATTCCTTTAAAAATTAATTGTCCGTTCATTTTTTCAATAGATAAAATATTACACAATTCATTTGCTGGAGAGTCTACTACTGACAGTTCCATCAAAGCATACTCTTTAATAAATCTAACTGTTTGTCCAGTTGCTTTGTTTACTTCATTATCAGATTCTTTAATCTTTCCACCAATTGAAAATCCTGCAAGTGTTCCGTCTAGAATCTTTTCCCATGTATCTTGTGCGCCTTTTGAAATGTATGCATCTACGTATACTCCGCTATAAAAATCATTTGACTTTGCATCATAAAATGTTTCTGGTTTAAAAGAAACCATTTTGCCTACAGCGTTAGGGCCATGCATCTCTCTGATGTTGCCACGAAATCTTTCAAAAGCTCTCATGCTTGCCTCTGCTGTAACTACGTCTCCTGTTTGATCTACGTTGTCTAAAGTAGCAAAACCAGAGACGGTTCTTTTCTCTCGATCAACCTTTGTAAAAGGGACCGATAGGCTAATATTATCTCCATTGCTGGACCAATAAGATTTTTCGATATTCATATGCCTAATTTTATAACGTTATTGTATATAAGGCAAATACTGGTTGCCTAATAATTATTCGGTGACTCTTCCCCCACCTTTTTCATTTCTGCCCTCCCCAGAATTATCTGGTGAATTGGCAGATCTTTCTTGAGTTCTTTTTCTAGAATTTAGGGCTTGTGCGGTTTGCTCAGATTTCTCCTGAGCTTTTAAATCCACAACCTGATCCCCACCATCTCTAGGAATCATGCCTTTTCTAATTCTAACTTCATTGGGAGTTATTACCTGCATTCTTAAATATCTTTCATCAATTTTAGACTGAGTGTCTTCGTCTGTTAGAGTTAATTCATTAAACTTTAGAATTATTGCATCTGTTTTTTCTGATATAATTCTATTTAATTTTTTCTCTAAAATGTCTTGCGCTGGCCTACAAACTTGCTCTTTAAACATTTTATCTGCGTCTCTTGCAGAGGCTAGGCTTATTCCTTCTGGAACTCCTATTTTGTTTATTGGAACTCTATGTGCTAACAGAATTTCGTCTCTATTAGATTTACGATATACGTTAAATGATGATTCTTGTGTTCCAGCTTCAATTGGCTCCATTTTAAACTCAACTTTTGAATCTGGGCTATCTGCTGGAAGTGGCACATACAAGGACCTATGATTTTTTCCTTTTAATCCAACTTGGAAAAATTCTAAAAGTTTACGTTCCGACTCTGGAGAAAGCTTGGCTCCTTTAACCGTAATGATATATCTAGGTACGGCTTTATTTTCAAAATAGTCTAAATTATATTTACCAGCAAATTCATTTCCTGCGGTTGCGTTTTGTGCAGAAACAATATCTGGTAATCCATAATAATTGTTCATTGGTGTGTATTTCTTTAAATGAATAATTTCATTTGGTCTATCTGATCCATCTGCAATTGGGTTTGGTGTTTCTAAATCTGCAAAGTTTCTAAAGAACACTGCCTTTCCATAAAGAAGCTGAATGAATCCATCCCTTAGTCTACGAACACGCATGGTTTTTGCTGGTATGTGTCCTATGTATCCAATATTACCTGCAACTGTTCTTCCTATTTCAATAAATCCATTTCCAGTTGCCTCTAGGTCAATATAGGCTTTTATTAATGTTTCTGTGAAAGTTTCTTCTTCGTTGGTTTCTTCTAGCCAAGCGTCTAAATCTTGTCTAAGCTTATTTAACTTCTTTCGAGCTCGATCTAATTGCTTTTGATCTTCAATATTATCTAGAGCATCATTTGCTTTTTTTGTTTCAACAAAAGTATACCCAAGTCCAACAATGTTGGCAACCTTTGCGTTAATTGCTGCATAGTTGTATGGTGAAATTTCATAAATTTTAGAAAGATATTCCATGTTATATGTTGGCTCAACCAGGTCAAACATTGCGTAACCAGTAACGGCTTGCTGCATAAGGTTTTGCTGTGTGGCTGTTCCGTCTTGTCCGACAAATCTTTTTGATAACTCTCTAGACATTTTTCTACGAAAATTATTTCCAAGACCTTGAACCTTTTTTAATTCTACTTCTGTTATATTAAAAGGATCGCTGTCTAGAACTGGCTCTTTGCTGTGAAATCTAGAAAAATCTGATGAATCTGAAATGTCTATGTTTTGAACAAAACTATTGTCTTCAGTTAAAAACTCTATCATTTATTTTTTCCTTGTCTTAGCGCTTTCATTTCATCTTTATGGTTTCCAACGTCTAGAGAGTCTGGAACTAGGCCCCACTGTAATCTTTGTTTTTGATGATCAAACTCTTCGTCATCTATCTTCCTTCTATTTGATAAAAATAAAGGGCTTCCTTCATAAATTCCATAAGATCTGGCTTCTCTTGCAAGAGCATCAATTCTTGATCTATTTCCTTTTAATGAGGTAATTGAAAGATAGTTGCCATCATCGTCTCCAACCCATCTTCCGTCAGGCATTTCCCAGACATATATACCTAGAGTTGTTTCTTCTACAGACGTTTGCTTAAAGTTTTTTATATCCATTGTTCCCTAAGTTTACCATTATTTCAAAATAAAGTCCAGATTTTTGCCATATCCTAAAGATATTTAAATATTTTGTACCACTATCCAGTCAGAATTAAAATAATCAACCGACAGTTCTGACATTTTTGCTAGCTGATCTTCAATAATTGTACCCTGGGAAGATATATATTTATTAAAATGATCCTGAACCTTTTCGGCACTCAGGGCTGATTCATAAATAGCAACATTCTGATATAGGCTTTGCCCTCCCAAAACGCTAGATTTATTAATAGAAATTTCTCCATATATGCTATTTTCAAAAACAATAACGACGTGGTAGAGAGAATCTTTTAAAAACAAATTATTTATATTAGTCTGACTTGTCTTGTCTACCCCATTAACGTATATCTTAGATATATTGCTTTTAGATATTGTATTGCTTGACCAAGTAAGGCTGCTTGCACTGTACCCGTCCACGCTAGAGGATGTTACTAGGCCTCCATTTTGAATAGAATACGGGGTATAAAAAAACTCTATCGATTTTGTTGGGGTTGTCGTATTTATATAAAACGATGAAAGATTTTTTAAGCTGATGCCGTTTCTGTTATCTGTAGAAAGTATTTCATATTTGTTATTGCTTACAGGTATGTCTTGCTGGCTGGCTATATAATTAGAGGAATTTTTTGAATAAATTTTTTGATTATTGTAAAAGCTTATGGATAAAAATTTTAAGGATGGCAGGTACACGCTATCGTCTGATGTTGTAAAATAAACCCTAATATATAAATTTCTTGTTTGACTAAAAGAGCCTAATGAATACTGAGGTATCGGTTGTCCATTAACGCAAGATTGATAGTTTTGACCATCGACACTTACTGAAACAGAAACTCCGTTATCCCCGTCCCATTCAATTCTTGAAGAGTTCATCTCTGGTCCGCTTGGAATTGTAATAAAATCCTCAATAACAATAGATTGTGAATCTCCGTTTCCCTTTACAACACCGATAAATTCTTTTTGAGAGTTATAATATAAATTATTATCGTTAATAAAATACTGCCATGATTTATTGGCTGGATAGGAATAGGAATACTTTGCTGAAATTGATTTATCTGTAAGTTCAAAAAAATTACCTTGATCTGGGTAAACTATTTGAGTAGGGCTTAAAGATTTATTTTCTAAATAATGAGATAAAACCTGATCTTTAGTCAAAGAGTTTCTATAAAAAGATACACAATTTAAGAGCATATAGTCTAAACTATTATTAACTGGTCCTGACTTCATTGTAATAGATTGATTTGAAAAAGAAAACCCAGACAGATCTTTTTCTGCTTCTATCTTTCCATCTATATACAGTATAATTTTATTTCTATTGTACACTGCAACTATATATAAAGATTTTTTTAAGAAAGGAACTGTGTACTCTATATACTCTGTACCTATTGAAAATACTATATTACCTTTTTTATAAAATAGTCCTATATCATTAGAAGAGTCTCCCACAATTGGTATCTCTAAAGAAGAGGTAGTATTTACCCTAACCCAGCATTCTATAGAAAATTGATCATCGGAAAAATTTTTAGTCGCAATTCCATCTATATCTATGTAGGTAATGGCGGCGGTACCAGAAAGTTTTGAAGAGTTTTCTGCACCAATAACTAGTGGTAAATTTGTATTATCTACCGATCCAACTATTGATACCTGGTTGTCGAATCCAGAAATATCATCTGTTCCGCTTGGCCAAAAAGCCAGCGGGTTGTCTGATAAAACTCTAAGATTATACGACATGATTAAATTGTACCATCAAGGACTTTTAATATCCTCCTACGTGAAAAACCTGACCAGACAAGCTAGATGATTTTTCATCAAAAAGTAACTCTACTAGATTTGCTATATCGGTTACCGTATATTCCTTCGGAATAACTTGACCCAGTAATAAATTTTGAAAATAAATTTCTGGCATAAACTTTGTAAATCTAGTTCTTATTGGTCCTGGGGCTATGCAGTTTGGCCTAATTCCAGTACCGCAAACTTGTTTAGCCAAAGACCTTGTATAGGTTTCTAATGCTGCTTTAGATGCTGAATACATAGACTCTGAGTTTAAACTATGTGCTGCCAAACTAGATATATTAATTACAGGAGTATGCTTGTTTGGGTCTACAAGCGCAAGGAATTTAGATATAACATTGTAAGGACCTAAAATGTTAACATTCATCATTTGCTCTACTTGTGGGAAAATTTCTCCATAAGCAGGCGATGGCCAGTATGCTCCAGCACAATTTACAATTCCAGAAATAACAACATTCCTTGATTTTATAGTGTTAAATAAATCTTCTAGCTTTTCTTTATCAACAATGTCTGTTTGAATATACTCAAATGTATCGGTATTGTCGGAATTCCTAATGTGTCTTCCAACTCCAATAACATCATGACCCAAAGACACTAATCTTTTGGCAACTTCGTTTCCTATTCCTCTGACTGCTCCTACTACTAAAACTGTCATTCTGTGCCATCCGAATAATAAGCCTTAGATCTATTATGGTACCAGTTTGGAAGAGCATATCTAATTCCAGAAGTTACTGCAGAAACCTCGTGTACGTATATATAATTGGAAGGGAAAAACAATAAGCTTCCTGCTTCTGGCTTTAAAGTTACCCCTGCGTGTTCAAATTTAATATTTCCTCCTTCGTAATCGTCGTTTAAATAAAGTAATGCCGATAAAACTCTGCTGCTAATTCCGTGGTCTGAGTGTGCTGGTAAAAACCCAGATTCTTTATATTTTAAAAGGTGCATTGTTTTTTCTCTTGATTTAATATTTTTTTGAGAGTATGGATAAATAGAAAAATAATCTTGTAATCCTTTTTCTAGTGCTCCAAATAATACATCTGATATTTCTTTTTGCTCGTTATAAAATAAATCATCTTTTGGAATATCTTCAGATTTTGGTATAAACTTTTGCCAGCAAAAAACAGTTTTTTCTTTTCCACCATGGTCGTAGTCCCATGGCTGCCACCCTCTAACATACAAGGACTCATACCCATTAGTCTCGCTTCTTTTTATTTCTAAGTCTTCAATTTTTTTAATTAAAGATGCTGGATCTGGTATTATATTTTTATAGTAAGCCATTCCAAGTGAGAGAATTTCTCTATTCATTACAATACCTCAAAGTCTGGGTCAGCGAAATCTACTTTTGTAGATTGCATATAAAGTGCAGTAAATCTGTTTCCCTTAGTTATTTCTTTTACTCCATGTAAGTATTCGTATTTGTTTCCTGGGAAAAAAATAGCTGATAAAGACTTGGGTCTATGTTCAAAATTTTGTTTTGGAAAATAGATCTCTCCGCCTTCGTAGTCATCATTTAAATAAATGACGGTGCTATATTCTATAAAAGGCTCTTTTTCAATTGCATCTATGTGAGGACTTCCGCTTTGTCCTGGCTGCCACCACGAGCCAAAAGCTTTGGTAACAACCACCTTGTCTTTTAAATTAAAAAACTCTTGCTGAATGTGATTTGCTCTCACTGAATATTTTTTAAGGATATCCATAACTCTATTGTTGTATGGAAAAGCAGTGCCACCATTTCTGTCTTTATAGTATTCTGGATAAGGGTTTATTTTTGACGGCGATTTCATTTCTTCCATAAGAGAAAGTGCATCTTGTTCTGATACAAAGTCTTCTACAATCTTTATCATGCTGCTCAATTTATTACCCCTTCTACAACTAACGTAATTTTTGAATCTCTTAATTTTACTTCTTCAAAACCCGAAGAGTTAACCCATTCTATCATATAATTAATTTGTGTAGTAATCACTCTTTCATCTTCTTTTGTTAAATTTATACAGATACAGACTCGCCTTTGTCCTCCCACTGACTCCGATAACAGCAATAAATTTCTTTTAATGCTTATTGTTTTATCAAAAAATATGACCGATCTGCTCTCATTTTTTAGTTCATTAAATATTTTTAATGCTTCTATGGGATCTTCTGGGATATCTGAATTAAATATAAATTTGTCTGATGAGAAGCCAGATACGCATAGGGCTGAAATGGGGGCTGTTGGTCCAGGAATAACTGTTATATTTAGGCCTGACTCGACTACATCTTTTACTATTTCGAATCCTGGATCATTAATTAATGGCATTCCTTCTTGCACTATAAGCAAAACGTTTTTACCTTCAAAAATATAATTAACTATTTTTTTAATTATATCTTTTTTATTATTTAACTCTGGTAGATAATTAATAATCTCTGCGTTTGTTTTCTTGTTTTTAATATCTAAAAAGTAATCAAAAAATTCTGCGTGCTCCGCAACAATAACGTCTGAGGAATATATGGCTTCTATTGTTCTTTGAGGGGTATCTTTAAAATTTCCTATATTAAATCCCCCAACTATAAGTTTTCCTTTCATTAATTAATTACTCCCTTAAAGTCTAGATATCTTTCTCCGCCGACTTTATCTGTTAAAGAGCCAGAGGGGTCATACGAAACATCATTTCCAGAAAACGGAAGGCTGCATACTTCAAGTCCAAACAAACTCTTAGTGCTTGATCCCCATTTACCCAAAAACTCATTATAGCCGTGATATATAGAAAAAGGTAAATACTCAATCTTATCTAGCTCAACTGTTTCATTCTTAAAAAATTTTGTAGGCATGGCAAAAATTTTTATAAAATTAAAATATATTGATAGGTGCTCTTTTTCTCCATGGTACTTTAAATAACCTGGCAATTTGTTATATAAAAAAGATTTAGACTTTGTAAAAATAAAATCTTTGTCTATATATTTTGTTAAAGTATCTTGAAAAATAGGTTCTTTTTTATATGAAATAATGAATGGGTTTTCTAAATATGGGACTATCTCATGGTTTCCAGACAAGACACATTCTCCTTCTAGGCTAAGAAATTCTATTTTTTGAATAAGATCCTCATCCCAATTTTTATTTAGACTTACTCCATCTCCGATTAACAAAAAGTATTCTTTTTTAAAAAGCCTATACCCTTCTTGTTTATGCAAAATTGGGCTTTTAATGCTATCCCATTTCACATATTTATAATAAATTTTTACATTTGGATATCTAGATTTAAAGTTTTTTTTTCTATCAATATTGTTTTGATCAATTATATAAAAAAATAAATTGTTTAGACCACTAGCGTTTTTTATATTTTCTTCAACTATACTTATCAAATCTTTATTTTGAAAAGAATACAAAACTACGCCTATGTCTTTCATTCAAACAGATCCGTAAAAATACTATCTTCATTCATTGGTCCCTTTGGAACTAATATAATATCATAGGCAATTGTCATTCTTGGCTCATCCCCGTACCAGTCGTCTCTGCCATGTGGGTTGCCAGTTTCTGATAAAATAGCTCTATTGTTTTTATTAATATTTTCAAAAATATCTTTATTGTTGATTTTATAATAAGTAATCGAAGGCTCTGCTTTTACACAATAGAATCCGTGTAGCTGTGGAAATCCTGAACCGTCCATATGGTCGTGGAAAAACGAACTGTCTTTTCTTGGGTCTACCGAATGGCCGTTGTTAATTATTTTTTTATCTAAATTAAACCAACCATGGGTAATAAATTTTGACGAATTGTCGTTATAGCCATAGTACTCGCAAGCTTCTCTTGTCATGTCAGCAATAGCTTCTTTTAACTTTTTTATTTCTGGGTTGTCAAATTCCCAAATATTATACCTGTCACTATTTTTTGTAGCAATAGCATCAAGAATTCCTGGATCTTGAGCTAAAGCTTTATTTAAGCCCTCTCCTAGCTCTTTACTAGCCTGTTCAGATAATTCTTTATTTTTTTCTAACAAAAAACTATAAAGATTTTCTAAATTATTATCTAAAGTTCTTTCAAAAAACCTCTGATCTTTTTTTTCTTTCATAATAGTGGTATCCAGTGTTGAGGGCTTGCTTTTGCTTCAATAATAGAATTCAATGGCATTATGTCGTAGGCAATTGTAATTCTAGGACCTTCCCAGTCCCAATTACCCATAGCATGCGGGTGACCCATTTCTGAAACAATCATCCTGTTATCTATATTATGATTTTCAGTTTCTTTTTCAAAAACTTTATAATAAGTAATTGACGGTTCTGCTTTTACACAATAGAATCCGTGGAAATATGGAGCATAAGGACCTCCGTGATCGTGCCAATCGAGCTTTCCAACTTCTGAATAATTTATATTAAACCATCCCTGAACCATATATTTTTGTTTATCAAAATCAATTTCATAATAAGAGCAAGCTTCTTTAATTACGCTGGACAGATGTTTATACAAATTATATATCCCTGGGTGATAGAATTGAAAAACATTATAGTCTCTCCATTTTATTGTAGATACGCTACCAGATTCTTTCCAGTAATCCGATTTGCCCACCTCGGTAATTCCTTTTATGCTTAAATTTTCAATTTTAGAATATTGATCTTGTAAAAACAAAGACAACTCTTTTAAGTCGTTGTCCAAAATTCTTTCAAAAAACTTGTGGGGTTTTCCACTAGGCTTATTTTTTCCAGACAATATATACTCCATTTATTCCTCTTTCCTTGTGTAGTTTTTTCTTTTCCATACAAAGTCTTTATAGTATGAATATATTGATATTCTTCTTTTTTCTTCTTTAATCTTTTTTTGCACAATATCTTCTTTAGAGTAATCTAATGACATTTCCCAGTTTTCTCTTTTAAATGGAAAAACTTGGAATATGGGAGTTCCTTTTTTAATAGTTCCCATAAAGTTTCTTTTTAAAAAAAATGCTGTAAATACTGGTGCGTTCCAATCGTCAGAGTCTATAATTCCAGAAAGAGTGGTAAAGGGTAGGTCGTGCCTATTGTGTGGGTGTGTAATTAAAATAGAATATCCTGGGGGAGTTTCGCAATGCCAAGGTATTTTCCATCCATAATGCATAGGGTGGTGTTCGTGTGGAACTGCAACCTCGACCATATTTCTTTTATCTACCAACATAAAATTATTTGTATTTTTAATAGAAGGAAAACCGCTTTTATCTAAAGTTACTTCGATATCATCTTCTAAGCAGAACATGTAACCTGCCGATAGGGAATCAAGAAATGGCATACACAATTTAGTAGAACCAGCACTACCATCAGTGCCTCTATCATTTACTGGGAACAACTTTGACAAATCATTAGATGTTTGAAACCTAGAAAGCTTTCTATACCACTCTGGCAATTTATTTATTGCAGGAGATGGTGGCGCATAGTCTTTTGGCTCAAAACTAAGATTAACCTCTGCTGGGGTAAATTTGATTATTAAATTGTTATTGCTCATTAATAATTTTTTGAATAACCTTTTCTGTAGCTTTTATAGAAATATAAAATAGTGGAGTATTTCTCTCTATTAGGTTTATTTGCTTTCCATTAGATAAAAAACAAAAATCTATAAAAGTTGGTTCCTTTATTATATCATTATTGTCGGTTTTTTCAAAGACTCCAGTGCTCTCTATAATACAGATTACTGGGTCTTTTTGAATGTTTTTTATGCTGTATTCTGCAGAACAATCAATAATCCAAGGAACATATATCTTAAAAATTCTATCAGAGGCCTGCTTAAAATCATTTTGGTCTAACAATTCCTTAAAGCTTTCAACAGACAAAAACGATGGATAAAACTGCCTGACCATAGCTTTTTCGGATGCATAAAATATACTTGATATTTGTTTATTACTTGTGGGGTGTCCTTGCCATAAAATGTCTGAGTAGTTCTTGTATATTAAATTAATTTCATTTTTAGAAACTACTTCTACCTCTGGCTTAATCCCAAAATTATCTACATATAGGTTTATTGGTTTTAAAACATTGTCTTTATATTTTTTTAAAACTTGTTCCCAGGTTGCCCAATCGTAAAAAACGTTACACTCTTTTAAAATATCTTTAAAGCTCATTGAAGACATTTCTAGCCAGGAATTTGACTCAAAGGGTGCCCTTAATATAGGAAAACTTTTGTTTATCGAAATATTTTTTTTGACCACATTTTTTTCCTATAACCGTTTCTAAAAACCGATCTAACCGAAAGTTGCTGGGCTCTGATTTGAGTATCGGAATCTTTTTCTTTATTAAGAGAGCTTTCCCAGTCGTCTCTCTTAAAAGGAATAACTTGAACAATTGGAGTGCCTTGTTCAATTACTCCCTTAAATCCCTTTTCTACAAAAAAGGATAGGTATCCATCAGAAACATACTTATCGGTGTCTATTAGCCCTGGTATGGCTTGTAAGGGGCTCTTTGAGCCGTGCATTGGGTTTACAAACAAGCAACTATACCCCGTCTCTGTTCTGGCAACCCACATTGGATGTATTCTTATAACCTGTTTGTGAAAATTATTAGGTATAGGATACTCCTGAATTTGTTCAGATAAATGATGGGCCAATAAAAATTTTTGGAACTCTCTTGTATCGTTTGGAATATCAATTTTTAATGTGTCTCCAGTAGCATCTATACTTAGATCCATAGGACAAAGCAAATAATATCCAAAAGTCATAGAGTCAAAAACTGCTTGACATTTTTTTACTGTTAAAAGCATGTTACCGCTGTGAACGGATGTGTCGTCATTTAAATAGCTTTTTTGTTTTTTCCACCATTCTGGGAGCAATGAGGATACTGATTGAGGTTGTGGAAATATCTTTTCAAGACCTCTATATTTTGGAAGAAATTCAATTTTCATTAAGCTAACGGTATCCATTTCTGATAGTACTGTCTGTGTAAATTTTGTAGCGTGGCTACAGAAAAATACAAAAACATACTGTCTTTATTTATTGTATCACAAAAGTCTATTATATCTCCTTTATTAAATACAATCAAGGTGCCCTCTGGTGTATCTGTTTCTTTGTCATTAATTATCATTTTATTTCCATTACTTTTAATTACATACACGCCAGAAAAATTTAATCTTGTTCTATCTGGGGTTGTGACCAAAAACTCACTAACGGATTGATCTAATATATTTCCTAATAAATAATAATAATTCTTTTCAAAATTTATGCTATTTATTTGGCACTGTTCTTTGACAACTTTAGATATCTCTAGGTATAGCTTATATATTTCTTTATGATACATTCCAAAAAAGTTAAAAGTTCTATAATCAATCAAAGAAATTTTTTTTGTTTTGATTTTTGTTCTAACTCCCCATTTTGCAGAGCCTATCTCTTCATACATTGAGTCAACCATATCCTTATATTGTTTATATAAGAATTCGTTCCTAATGTTTTCTAGTTTTGTTATCATAATTTTTATTTCTCTAAAATTTCATTTGGTGTTTTTTCGTAAGGTCTAAGAGAATGCCAAGTTGCTGGCAAAATAGGATCTTTAAAATGCTCTAGATCTTGCTCTAGAATAATTTCTTTTGATTCTCCCAAAACTACATTCTCATTTTTTTTATTTTTAGATCTTTTAAATTTTAATGCCAAAATTAATTTAGCTGATTGTTTTTGCATATTAGAAGCAGCTTTACTTGCAGAAAGACCTTGTCTAACTCTAACATTATACTTTGCCCACCAAACAGTGTATCCTAATATGGCTAATGAAATATTTATCTTTTTTCTTCTATAGAAAGGCTGACAGTAAACTCTGTTTACTACAGCATCCTTACAATTTCTTTCTTTATCGTCTTGTATATTTAAAATATCTATCCATGAAGTAGGATAGTCATTATTTATAAAATTAGAAAATATTAATGTCCCAGATGGATTTTTATTATTAAGATAAAGGCATTCAATACCCCTGTTTCCATGGATGTCTTGCATTAGCGTCCATTGAATCCAGGATCCTTTTATATATTTAGGATATTTTCTAAATACTGGAAAGATAAAACCTTTTGTTGATTTTGCACCAACAAATCCCATATTATAAATATGCTTAATTAAATTAAGCATTTTTATTTACTAGGCCTCTGGTGTAGGGTCGGTGTCTCCTGCTGTAGAGTCTTTCCATTGCTGGTAAAGTACCTCTAGGGATTCAGAAACGCTTTGGTTTGGCTCAGTAATAACGTTAGGTGATGTTATGTCTAGTCTAACTGAGTCGTGGACTAAGGAGTTGTCTGTAAAGAATACGTCATAAGGTTCTGTGTTAATAGTAATAACTAACTCTGGTCCTTCTGAAACTCTTAGCTCAATAATTGGCTGCCAGTCACTAAATGTTGGAGAGTAAATTAAATCGGTTTCTACAATTTCATTTGCTGAGATAAATCTTGCTACTCCGTCTCTTTTAGTTAATACCCAGTGAGTATTTGTATATTTATTTCCGTTAATTACATAGGTGGTCATTGCAATATTTGCTGAAATAGATACAACTGTTGTTTCTATATCAGTATTAATTTGTGGTGCAGCAGATGACCAAGATTCAATAATTTCTTCTAGTCCTACGCCGTCCATTGGCAAATCATCAATTGCTGCTGAGTACAAAATATCTCCTGCAGAAACGTTGTGAGCTAACACAAGACCTTCAGGAACCTTTGAATGAATTAATGTATCTGCTCCAATTGATTTTCCTGGTGTAAAGCCAAAAGGTGTGAAGCCGAAAGGTGTGAAGCCGAAAGGTGTGAAGCCGAACGGGGTGAAACCAAACGGTGCAAAGCTAAATGCTGTTGTTGTAACAGTTCCTGAATAATTAGAAAATGCTCCATTTCCATTAGCATTTCTAGCCCGTACTCTAAAGTTCCAAACAAAGTCATTGTTTTGGTTTGCAAAAGATACGCTGTTTGTTCCAACTGCTACGGTCTTATTTTCGTCTCCGCCTCCACCATTATCTTCTACATAATAATCAATAATTGCTGATCCACCGTCTGATGGTGTTGACCAGGAAGCAGTATTGTTTTGTGCTCCGTTGTTTGATGCTGACGGAGTTGGAATTGTATCAGGCACTGTTGTAATTGTTGGTGAAGTTACTGATGCTGACGCTGGGGATGACCCTACGCTGTTAGTTGCAACTACTGTAATTGGTGAAGTTATGTTTGAGCCAAATCCAGTGATAGTTAAAGGGGAGCTTGCTCCAGTGGCTGTGTGTGTTGTGGAGTGTACGCTGCAGTATCCTGATGCTGTATAGGATGTTGCTGCAGGTGAGTCTGCTGGAAGATCAAATGAAACAACAACTGCTCCATTTCCAAACGGACGATCTGTTCCAACATTTGTTACAGAACTAATTACTGGAGCTTTAGGCTCTAGAAAATCGTTTGCTGACTGTGATATCTTACCTGCTTTTTTACCTCTTGCCATTTTTTTATCCCCTTTATATTTTAATTATTTTAAATTAAGCTTTAAGATCTCCGTAAGCGACCCAAGTATTTGCTGCTCTCTTAAAGATAGTAGCAGATGACCACTGAGTACGTAATTTTAATCCTGGTGTTGCGTTAACAGTAACAGTTCCGCTAACTCCTGCAATTGATACTTCTCCAGCACCTGTCTGAAGAATATCCAAAGAAGTTCCTATTGGATAGTTTACTGTTGCATCCTCTGGAATTGAAATTACACAAGCTGATGCTGAGTTTACTTCAATTAAATCATCTCTTTCAGTAAGAGTTGTAAGTGTGTATGATGCTGTTTTTTGTACAATTGGTGTGTATGAATCTACTTTACCAGCTAATGCTGTTGTAATTGATGTTGCGTAGTTTGCATCGTCTCCAAGTGCTGCTGCTAGTTCGTCAAGAGTATCTAGTGCTCCTGGTGCTGATGCAATTACTGCAGCAACTTGTGCTGTTGCATCTGCAATTGCTGCTGCTTGTGCTGCAGATATTGCTGTTGCCTGTGCTGTTGATACTGGCTTATTAGCATCTGATGTGTTGCTAACATTTCCTAGTCCAAGAGATGCGGCTGTTACTGCAGCAACTTCTGACTTAAGTGCAAGTAATGAAGTGTCTGAAATACCGTGTACGCTTGTTGTATCTGCGGTGTGGGTATCTAAATTTGTTGCTGCTGTAGTAGCGGCAGCTGTAATTGCTGCTGCTCTAGCGGTTGCTTCTGCTGTAATTGCTGCGCCTCTAGCGGTTGCTTCTGCTGCGACTGCACCAGTAACATAAGTTTGATTTGCTAATACTGATGTATCTGCAATTCCGTGTACAGATGTAGTGTCGTTGTTGTGAGCAGTAATTTCAGTATTTACATAGTTCATTGTTGACAATGCTGCCATGTCTGCTACTCCGTGAACGTTTGTACTAACGGCAGCGTGTGTTGCAATTCCTGCTACTGTTTGTGTTTGAATATCGTCTACATATTTCTTGGTTGATGCATCATAATCTGCTGTTGGTGTTGCAAGACCTGTGATTTTGCTATTACCCATTGCAATAGCGCCAGTCATTGTTCCGCCAGCAAGTGCTAATTTAGTTGCAATGCTAGTGTTAATTGTAGTTACAAAACTTGCGTCATCATTGATGGCTGCTGCTAACTCGTTAAGAGTATCTAGTACTCCAGGGGCTGCGTCAATTACATTTCCTAATTGATTAATTGGCACCTGTCCTTGTGCATCTAGTGATGCAACTCCGTTGGCAACGCCTCTATCGGCTACCTCAAGATAGTCTCCAAGTGTATTTGTTAAATCTGAAGGAACAACGTTTGCATAAGCTAGGGATGTCCAAGCAGTAGAACCTGTTCCAATTTTAGTTTTTCTAGTATCTGACTCTACACCCATTTCTCCTGCGGCTAGAGTTGGATTTGCTGAAGTCCATTGTGCTGCGGTACCTCTGCGAATTTGAATTCTTACTGTTGACATTTTATTCCCCTTTTACTGCTTTAGTTATGATATATTATATCATTTTTTTTTGTTATGCTATTGAACCTGAATCAAAAACAAGTTGAAATGAAGAGGTAGAGGGATCTCCACCACTAGCTACACCAGTTGTGCCTGAATTGTCTACTCCGTTGGCCTGAACTGTGTATATAGGTTCTCCATTATAATCGATTGCCAGACCAAGGTCCATAAATGAAATTTCTTCAGATAAGTCTGGGATATCTGTTGCAAGTGCAACGTTAACCCAAGCATTATCTAATTGAATTTGTAATTTATTTGATGCTGTATCGAATCTTAAAGGGGTTGTTCCTAGTATGACTGAAGACTGGAATGTGGCAGATCCTGCGACATTGAGTCCGTTCTTTATTCTAAAGTTTTTATCTGTTGTTGCCATTTAAGTTCACATATCCCCTAATTGTTTT